GTGGAGGAGGAGGATCCTTCAGTTCAAGAGTGTCAACTGCATCAAAACTTGGATCCGCAATTAACGCAGTAGGAAAGATCTTCGGGTAACTCATGACATTAAAATACGAACAATTAGGCGAAGTAGTCTATAAAATTCAATTGATCAGAAATGGTAACGTAGTTACTAACGAAGATGGCGAATCAAACATCTCTGAATTTATTCGTGGTATTGAAATTATTGAGAGTATCACCTCAGCAACTATTGAGGCAACATTGATTGTTCAGGACTCTGCTGGTTTCATGGGTGCGATGACTGGATCTGAGTTATTTAAGATTCAATGTATCGCTACAAACATGGATAGAACTTATTTTGTTCGTGCCTATGCGATGGAATCAAGATCTAGAGCCACTCAAGGTCAAGACGTGTTTATTGTGCGAGCGTGTTCTGATGAGTTTATTAAAAATGAAGTTACTAATGTATTTGGAAACAGTTCTACTGTATTCAAGAATACTGAAGCTTCAAGTATCGTTAAGCAAATTTTGACTGATAAGAGATACTTAAATTCAAAGAAAAAGGTATTTGCAGAAGAAACTTTAAACAAGCAAGAATTCATTGCTCCTAATTGGAGACCCTTCGACACAATTTATTGGATGGCACAAAGATCTATTAGAAAGTCTAGAAAGGGTGGTAGTTTACAAAACGGATTTTGTTTCTGGGAAAATGCATTAGGATTTAACTTCAAATCAATTGATACCATGATCTCTGAAGCGAATGATCAGAAAGAGGGATCAACGACAAATTATGCAAAAAATACTCCCGAACTTTACAATTATGTCTATTCTCCAAAGAGTATGGATGAAGGAGAAAGTGACTTCTTCAAAATTAGATCGTTAGTATTTCCAGATGAAAGAAACTTTTTGATGGGTCTGAGGCATGGTGAGTGGTCTGGATATAGTGTTGGATTTGATCCTGTAACTATATCAAACTCTGTTTTTGGACTGAGTTCTGATCTCTCTGTTGATGCATATCGTTATGCCATCAAAGATACTTGGAAAAAGATGGAGCACTTAGATGGTAAGAAAACCAAAAACCCTCTAGCGCAGATGGATACTGGTATTCAGGCGATGACTGATTATCCTAAGAGAGTTCGTTATACGATATTACCTAATCAAAATTTCGATCCCAAGTATAAAAACAATCCTCAAAAGAATTACGAAGAACTTGTAGAATTGCAAGCATATCAATGGATGCGTATTGCTTCACTCAAAAATATTAAATTATTGATCAAAGTTCCTGGTAATTTTGATTTGTATGCTGGTAAAGGTATTAATATCACAATGCCTGCTACGTTTAGAGATGGTGATAAAACTCCTGTAGATAAACGATACAGCGGGCGGTATTTAATTGCCTCTGTGAAGCATGGAATGGTAGATAACCAACTAGAAACAGAACTTTTATTGTTAAGAGACGCTATTATCTGACGCTTGACACACCCCTGAATTCTGTGTAGAATAACACTGTCAAGGTTCAGAGGAGCTTTGATAAATAATACTGTATAACTACTATACCACCTTCCATGGAAAGCATCGAACAACACATCCAGAAGGATAAAGAAATTCTTCATGATCCAACAATCTCCCCTCAAATGCGTCGTCATGTAGAAGGAGAATTACATGAGTTAGAAGAGTACGCAGAGCACCATAAGAAAGAGATTGCAGCAGGAGATCATCACGATCCGACATATCTAGAATTGTATTGCGACCAAAACCCTTCGGAGCCTGAATGTCTCGTTTATGACGATTGATGATTATTTGTTAGGACACTGGTCTAATAGATATCAAGCACAATCTGCACCCCACCACTTCTCTACTGTAGAAGCAGTTTGGAAGAAAGTTGATGGTGGTTACTATTCAAAAAACTATTTTAGATCAGATGGATCTAGTAAACCATATCGAGAGCGGTATCATAAAATGGTATCACTCTCAGATAATGAAATCTTAGTTGAGAACTACGATCTTGACTGGACAAGAGCAGAAGATTGTGATATGATACTCAAGTTCGATGGCACCTGTTGGCGTGGGGAATTAGCAACCCCAGGCAAATGTACAGGAGTCAAAGGATATAGGGTAGTGTCGGAGATTTATATCTTCAAAGACAAACTACATACTATGGATCAAGGTTACAACTCAGAGGGTAAAATGGTATGGGGTTCTGAACAACTATACAAATTTACCCGTATGGGCGAATAGCTCAGCGGTAGAGCTACTCGTTTACACCGAGTCGGTCGGGGGTTCGATCCCCTCTTCGCCCACTGTCGTTTTTTATTATGACAAAACCGACTAAGGAAGAGATTATTGATCTCTTGTATAACAATTATTCTGATTATTACACACTTCCTCACTATGGTTTGATACCTGATTGGTATCTCCGTTATTGGGAATTACACAACATGATCTTTGATTATCTCGAAGGAGACTCTAATGAAACTGCGTAATGCAATCCTCTCAGGATTGATGTTTGGTTTGGCACATGGTATTGCAGTGAATGCAGAACCTACCAAGGGATACTACACCATGGATGCCATGGGATGTATGCTACTCAAAGAATGCACAAAAGATGTAGAGAAGATTACTTCTTCTGATGATCTTCGTGCAGCATTCCCTGACTCTGATTGGAGTCATATTGCTGATGAGTTTGATAGGATCATGAATGCCTTCAAGAAGATCGGCGTAGATGTTCATCTTGCTGATGAAAAGTATTTTCCAGTAGGACACCGTGGTGTGTATCATACTGTTAGTAATCATTTCTATCTGAATAAAACATTTGTACATCGCCCTCATGTATTAATGAGTGTTGTTCGTCATGAAGGTTGGCACGCTGCACAGGATTGTATGGCAGGTACAATTAATAACAACATGATTGCTATTATCAAGAATGAAGAGGATGTACCTGAGATGTGGGCAGAGATGGCACGAAGAACCTATGCACTTCAACCCCATGCTATTCCTTGGGAGAAAGAGGCAACCTGGGCAGGTAAAACAGTAGGCATGACACAGGAAGCACTTGAATCTTGTGCTCGTGGTACTATGTGGACTGACTATGAACCTACACCTATGACACGCGAGTGGTTAGAAGAAAATGGTTACATTCGTTAAAAATGCATACCATTTGGTAAAACAGATAACATGGGATGATGTTATCAAGAAAATGGAGAATGAGTTTGAGGAGCAAAGTTGTGTGGCATACGTTAATACAGCACATGCACCAACAATTATTCTCCACAATAAAAATCAACCCTTATCAATTTTCAATGCAGTAAAAGAGATTGAAAATGATTGGGTGACAACTGGTTGTCATATCTACACATCATTCGGTAAATCTGCTCTAACTTTTGGTAGGCACAAAGACAATGTTAACGTTTTACTTGTGGGTGCTATCGGAAGTGTGTCATATAAATTTGATGATGGTACAATACATAGAGTAGAACCTGGTGATCTATTGTATATCCCTTCTGGAGTATATCATGATCCCATTGTTCATTCTGCTAGAGCGACGTTGAGTATCTCAACACCCCAATCACCCCCGATACAAATATAATGAGTAACGCAAGAGATTACCTTTTTAAGGTCCCATTCAGACAATATTCTATTTCAGATTGGGAAAATAAAAAGAAAAAACTTATTGATGTTTTGCCACTGAATCAATATACCGATTTTTATGACAATAAAAAGTATGGTATTCCTCAGTATATCAAAGTATTGGGTGATGTAATTGATGAGTGTATGATTGATTTCAAGGAGTCATATCCGCCAGGAATCATGATTACTTCTGCATGGTATGAAAAATCAAAACAAGGCGATTATCATGGACCACATAACCATGGTGCAACAGGATTTTCTTGTATATTGTTTGTTGATTATGATCCATCTGAGCACGAACCAACCAAGTTTCATGCACCATTTTTGGATGCTGCAACAGGTGAAAACATGAAGTATCAACCTATTGTTAGGGAGGGCGATCTATTAGTGTTCCCTTCCTATATTCTACATGAAGCACCTATCAATAATAGTGAGAAAGAACGACTTATCGTATCTTTCAACATCATGGGTGAAGATGTTGCTAAAGCATTTAACGCAGGATTTAAACGTGCTAAACAATAGAGAAATATTTAAAATTCCCTATTCACATTACAGTATTGATAACTGGGAAGAAAAGAAATCTATAATCCTCAGTCAGTTAGAAGATAAGTTTACTGATTATGGAGATTATGAATCCCCACCATATGAAAGAGTAGTTTCTGAATGTATTCGGAATGAATTGATGGACTTTAGTTCATACCTAGATTTCCCTTTAGTTATTATGAACATGTGGTATGAAAGATCTAAACAATCTCATCGTCATCCTGTACATAATCATGGTGGGGCAGGGTTTTCTGCAGTGATGTATGTTGAATTCAATCCTGAAGTTCATCAACCTACTGTGTTTTATTGTCCATATGGAAACCCTTTTACTGGTGCTTTGATGTCATATCAACCTGATGTAAAAGAAGGTGACATTGTTTTCTTTCCATCATCATTTTCACATGAGGCATGTCCCAATGAATCCGATGAGGTTAGAACCATTATCTCTTTCAATATGTTTGATACACAATTACTCTTTGCTAAGAAACGTGAGTTGTTTGGTGATCAGGCAGATCAAGTAGTAAAGAAGATTGCGGATCGAGTTTATGATCCCACCCCAAAATACGATAAATAAAGAAAAACTCAAAGATAAATGAGCACCATTGACGGTATTATTAATGAACCCACAATTAATTTCGTCGGTAAAGACGGATTTTTCTGGTGGGTTGGTGAAGTAGAAGATCATAAAGATCCAATGAAGTTGGGTCGAGTGAAGGTTCGTGTTCTTGGTTATTACACGAATGTTAGAGGTGAAACTACTTCTGCTCTCCCTACAGATGATCTTCCCTGGGCAACTGTGTTGCAGCACACTTGCCAGGCAGGTAATGATGGTCAAGGCGAAAGTGCTGGTCAATTACAACCAGGTGCAATCGTCATGGGATTTTTCATGGATGGTGAACAGGCGCAGATGCCTATCGTCATCGGTGTTATGAGAGTTACAAAGTCATCAGTTACGAAAGACTCTAAAACGTTTGCTTTCACTGGTCAGGCAGTAGAACCAGGTCTTGCTCCTAATAAAGCAACAATGCACCCGATGAATCCTAATTCATCAATGGCAACTACTAAGGCAACTGGTTACAAGAGACCTTCTGATGATAATACTGTTCCTCTCCCTAACGATGGTAAGAGTGAGACTGCGGGAAATGGAACACCAAATAATGTAGGAAACTTATTGAATGGTAGCGCAGGTAATCCCAACAAACCTAGGCAACCAAAGAAACCTATTCCTGCTGCTAATGGTGTTGCTGGACCATGGAAAACACTAGAGTATAAGTTATCTTATCTCTTGGAAGATCTTGCTGACCATGCTGGAACACTGATGAAGGCAGAAGATGGTGACTTCATTGATATTGTTACAGGCAAACTTGTTAGTGCAAAGGCATTGACTGCAAAGATTCAGAACTTCTTGAGTGCGGTATTTACTCAGGTTGTATCTGCGATGCGACAATCTTTGGCAAACCTTGCAGAAGAGTTAGAACTGGTTAACATTCTTGGTGGTGCTACTGGTGCTCCTTTTGTGGTCTTTACTGTTATTCAACAGGCAGTGACTACGATCCTTAAGGCTCTCTGTATGATTGATAATCAACTGTTGGGTTTCATTCAAGATCCTATTGGAAGTATCTTGGGTTTGCTCGAAGGTGTGTTGGAAGGTTTGATTGACAAAGCAACTTTTGTGATGCAAGGTGTTCAACAAACTATTGATAGAGTTATCTGTCAAGTTCAGGGTCTTCTTGATACAGTTCTCGGTGTAGTTGATACTGTTAAGACTATCGTTGATGGCGTTGGTAAAGCAACAGAAATTATTGAAGCATGGAAAGCAGGTAGTGAGATCTTTGAAGCAGGTACTGATCTATTCACAAAAGGTATCTCTTCAATCACTGGTCTGATTGCATTGTTTATTAAGTTTATCGGCAGTGGTTGTGGTCGTTCTGCTGATGGCGGTAAGGATACAGTTGGTTGGTATCCTCTCTTCGGTGTAACTCATTGTACAGAAGCAGAATTAGAATCAATTAATAAAATTAGGGGTGAATCGAGAGGTGAATGTGGTGGTGATGCACGAGCAGGTGGTCTGCTTGATAGTATTTTCAAGGAAGCGGATCCTTATTTGACTGCTGCTACAACTTACTTAGATGGTGCTTACGACATGTTTGTTGGCACACCTGGACGTTCTGCCAGTATCAAGAAAACTGCTAGTGGTACTACCCATACATCTATCAACATCAATCAGTCTTTGTATGCTGAATATGTTGCTAGAAAGAAAATTGCTGAAGATTATCCTGATGCAGAACCAGAAGAGATTGAAAAGAAGGTAGAGTCATATACCAAATCTCAAAATAACAATAAGGGTGACAATGGATCTTTGATCGCTGATCATACTTCTTATGCTGGTAACTACACGCGAGAAATCCATGGTGATGATTGTGAGAATGTTGATAACGATAAAGTAGTTAATGTTGATGGAGATTACTTCCTGAAGATTACTGGTGATTGTCACATTGAAGTTGGTGGTGGTTTCTTCTTAGGTGCTGAAGGTGCTCCTAAAGTTGTTGATGGTAACGGTGAAAAGAAAAACGATAAGGTACAGAAGCACACCATTAGATTTGGTTCCGACGTTGATGTTAACACGGTTGGTGCTAAGTTTGAATTGCAGGGTGCTGAAGCAAATATTGCATCTACATCTACTAAAGTCACTGGTAGTATGTTTGAAAACTCTGCATCGCAACAAAGTAGAAGTGCTGCTGAACAGATCTTTAGTGGTGACAACTCCATTGAGATTGTTACACCACACTTAGTTGAGATGATTAATAGCCCACCGTCACCTCTTCCTAAGGCAATGACAGGTATTCGTAGATTTGTTGGTGGATCTGTTGAAACAGTTATGACACCCTCTGTGTCTGGTGCTGATGCTATTCCTAGATACACCATTGTTAATCCAGTTGGACCTTATTCTCTGACATGTGGTGCAACAGGATATAACTGTAACGTTACTACGGGCGCATTTAATGTTAATGTTGGTGCTGGATTGATTGCGATGAACGCTGGTCTTGCATGTAGTATCAAAGCAGGACTGGGAATGGTTCTGAGTGCTGAACTTGCTGTGGCAATTACAGGTGCATCGATCTTCCTGAACTGACTTGACAGGCATCTAGCATCCTGTTATACTATATGGGTAATCAAGAGACGACCCATGACGGACAAAGTTCTAGAACAGGTCTGGATCAATTTTTCCCAGCGTTCTGTAAAAATCCTAGATAATGAAGGCAACGACAAAGTTGTGACTTGGAAATGGGATGAAGAAGGATCTGAAGGTTTTTCTGAAACCGTCTCTATGATTCAAGATATTGTTGATCCTGAAATTGTAACTTACTGTTTTGCACAAGCATGATTGGACCTATTGGAATTACTCTGCGTGAAGCAGAGGATCACTTTGACTTTATTCTTGATCTTACTGACAGATCTCATGTCTGTTGGAAAATTACCCGTCCTGACGGAAAATCTGCTCTGATGGTTCCTGTTAACGAAATTCCTCCTGTTCCTGAAGAAATTCAAGATGAGGTTGAAGATTTTCGTAGGAAATTCTTAGAAAACGTAGGTGCTCCCGATGCGTCCTGAAACTCGTAAGTCTATGCAAATGCTGTTTGCTGCCAAATGGAACTTGCCAAAAGCAGCAAAACATGCTAATCTTAGCAACAAGGAAATGAAAATTACTTTTAATGAGTATTGTCATTTTCATCCTCCGATCTATAACCTTGACGGGAGTGTGGCGGAATCGGTAGACGCACCAGACTTAAAATCTGTTGAGGATTAACCTCGTGAGGGTTCAAGTCCCTCCTCTCCTACTATGACATCATACATTTTCCCTACTACTTTCTACTGGCAATTCAAAGCACCAAACGCACAAGAATTTATTGACAAAATTGATGCTGTTGCCAAAGAAGAAAACATTGACAACTCTCCGTTCAATTGGGGAAAAGAATGTGTCATTGATCGCATCCCTCTAAAATGGCAAGATTGGGTGCCACTCGTTACACCTAGTATGCATCTCCTAGGAAAACAACTCGGCAAAAAATTTCAATTCTGGATGTTTGATCCATGGATTAATTACTACAAACGAGGGGCATATCAAGAAGTACATGATCACGATCGACAAGATCTAGCATGTGTGTTTTTTGCAAACAGTGGTGAAGGGTTTTCAGACTTTACTTTTTTTGATAGATATAATGCAACTCTATCACCCGACATTAAACAACTAGTCGAATACCATAACATATGGGGTCTTAAATATGAACCTGGTGATATTATTTTCTTCCCAGGTTCAACGTTACATCAAGTAACTCAGCATAAAAGTGACACGGTAAGAAAAACTTTTGCCTGTAACTTTAATATTTCGGTAGCAGAATGAAACCCGTGGAAATACTTCTACTCATATCAGAGTTAGAAGGTTCTTATCAACACACTAAAAAACTTGGTTTTGATGAAGACAGAGATGTTCTCAGAGAAATGTGTGATAGGTACTATAAACTGTATTTCCAACTAAAACGCCACTCTAGCTCAGATGGATAGAGCAACGGTTTTGTAAACCGTAGGTCATCGGTTCAAGTCCGATGTGTGGCTCTCGGGGAATTAGCTCAGTTGGTAGAGCGCCTGCTTTGCAAGCAGGATGTCAGCGGTTCGAGTCCGCTATTCTCCATGGGGGAGTACAAAAGATCTGTATTTAGAAACAGCGCCCCCTCTCAATCCTCTTTAGCTCAGCGGTAGAGCGATTGACTGTTAATCAATTGGTCCCTGGTTCGATCCCAGGAAGGGGAGTGTCTTTTACAACCAAAATTCTATATCAGATTCCTAGTAATATGCCAGATGTTCTATTGAACAATATGGTAACTTATGTTGAGTCTCTGCATTATAAAACCGCTCAAATTGCCAACGATGTAGAAGATTTGAAAGTCAGATCTACTAGTGTGGCATGGATACCTTGGGACGAATGGATTCCTGGTATCATACACAATATGATGGTATCTGCCAATAAAACTTATTTTGGATATGATCTTGAGTATTTTCAATCCAAGATTCAATCCACCATTTACTATGGTGAGACAAATGATTTCTACGATTGGCATTGTGACAATGATGATGCTAGTATGATAAAGGGAACATCAAACTTACCAAACTTAGAAAGAAAACTTTCTTGTTCTTTTTTACTGAGTGATCCAGATGAATATGATGGTGGTGAGTTTGAAATTAATTATGGTCCTAACTTCAATCAACGTATAAAACCTGCTAAGGGTGGTTGTATTGTCTTTCCTGCATGGATTCCACATAGAGTTCTTCCAGTAACTAGGGGCAGACGTATATCTTTAGTTGCTTGGATGATGGGTCCAACGTTTAAATAGTATGGAACTATTATGGAAAATATGGGTATATACGACACAATCTTTTCAACTTTTGATCTTGGACCAGGATTCTGGAATCGTGAATTGAGAACAAAAGATCTTGAGGGATTCATGTCATATAATTGGATCGATCCTAGAGGTAATCTATGGACCATAGATCATTCAGGAACTTATGATTTTGATGATCAGGGAAATTTCAAGGTTGTAAAGAATATAAATCATGGTAAAGTTACTCCATATCTCTTAACAAAACAATTGGAACTATATCCTGCACATTGGACTGTGCATTATGCACCAACTCCAAGTGCAATGGTGACATTTGTTGAGGGACATGTTGAACAAGTTTTGTTTTCCTCTAATAGATAATGGCATTTTTAGTACATCCACTACCACCCAATCCAGTATGGGTGAAAAAAGAGTATCTCTATGATCACACAAAAGGGCACGGTGAGTTAACACCTGGCATCTGGATCTCCGTAAAGAGTGTTCAGACAAAGGCATTATATTTTGAGACACTTCTCACTGAATATGGTGCTCTCTATGATAAATTACCATTGAGTGCATTTGTATGGAAACCAGATTTTGATCCTGAAGATCAATTGCCATTGGATGTACTTGAACTTTGGGACTCTTTCGATTATAATATCACGGTGATGAGAAAACCTCTCCTGGGTCGTTGCGAGTTCTTTGGTAAGGATAAAAAAATGCACGCGGGGGAATATGAATTTACAATCGACTCTGCTCATCCAGATCAGTCTATTATTGACACTAATTTTTCTGAGTTGGATCCCGAACATAAATCATTCAACGTTATCGCCCTCGATAATGGACAGTTCGCTGCCCAACCAAACAATCGAGTAGTATGGCGAGATAACTCTCTGATCCCAGGAACACTTAAACAACCCGATTTCAAAGTTTGCACACAAAACTATGCCGTTGAAACAGAACCAAAGTGGTGGACAGTTGGACACACAGACGAGTGGCAATACAAAACCGAAGATGGTGCCTGAAAATGCCAAACTAATTGATGATGCTTTCTACGTTGTCGAAACACGATTTATGTGGAAAAGTATGCGTCAAGTTGATGGTGAATGGAAGGACTTCCTTTTCGGTCTCACCGAAAAAGTTGTCACTGACATGTCTAGATGGCATCTAAAGTGTGAGCAAGAGGGCACACTAGAACAATATTCCCGTGTTGTTGGGAATGCAATCGTTGGAGGAAAACTATGACTAAAAAAACTATGACCATTGGCAGTGATACTTGGGAGTGGGATGAAACCCCTGAGGCAAAAGCAGCGATTGCAAAGTTACATCGAAATGCAACAGAGCGTCTTCATGCTGATATTCGTAAACTAGAACTGAAAGCACCTGATTATGGCGTTGGAAAGTAACGAAGAGTATGTAATTCCTCCTGAACTACAGGGGGAATGGGAATCTTATAATGATGCATGTATGTCATTAGATGTTATACCAAATAAACGAAGATTCCTCCGATATAATGAACTTTATCCATTGAGCGATGATAAATCCCGATCTTAGAGGGTACAGTTATAACGAACCCTTTCCCTTTTTGATAATTGAAAACGTATTTTCTGATGATCAGTTAGAAATTATTTGGAAGGAATTAGAATACTATTGTTCTGATTACGACAATTTCTTTTTGAGTCCAGAAAGCACTGGTGGTGCCATGGATGGTCCGAAATATATCAAAAAGAATGCAGGATTGTTTTTACAGGAAGCATGGGCAAGACCTAATTGCTCAGCAATCAATAGATTTATCAGTCCTGTTCTTATGGCGTATCCTAAATCTGACTGGGTAGATAAAAATTATTATTTTCAAGATCACCAGTGGAATCAAATTAGTGTTCTTATATCTCATTATAAGGATGGTGATTATTATAAACCACATAGAGATTTAACCATGGCAACTCACTGCCTCTGGTTGTATAAAGAACCTAAGAAGTTTGAGGGCGGAGAGTTTAAGTTTACTGACTATGATTTGAGTATAGAGGGTAAGAATAATTCTATGGTTATATTCCCAGGACCAATCAAACATGAAGTGAGTGAAGTTAGGAATTTGAGTACCAATCCTTTGGATGGTCGATTCTGCGTCTCTTACTTTACCAGTTGGAAAGGTAATGGGAAATAGTATAAATAGACCTGTAGCAAATAGTGTGATTATCTGTGGGAACTCGTAAAATTTCTCAGTTAGAGACAATCTCAGATGCTAACATCTCGGGTGAAGCAATTCTCCCAGTTGTTGTCTCTGATCCGTTGATTCCTAACCGAAAAGCAAAAGTAAATCAGTTGTTCAAAGGTGTCACAGCAGGCACTAAGGCATCACCTGGATTATGTTTTGATTTGGACCGAGACACTGGTCTATACCAAAATGCATATGATCAAATCGGTATTGCATTTGGTGATGGTGGTGTCTATATGACACGGATTGATAATGGTAATAGTAGCACTTCATTATTCATCACTGCTACAGATGATGTTGCTAACAATGCTGATATTGTTCTTGCACCAAAAGGTACAGGTGCTGTAAAGGTCACGGGTAACTTTGTTATCTCAGATCAAACTTTTATCCTGGAAGATGCACAAGGACCTAAAGCGAGATTTGAAGTTTCTAACGTTGGTACTGGTACTAATACTCGTATCTTCACCCTTCCCGCTATTACCTCTGGCAACGGAACTACCGTTGTTGGTGATAATACTACTCAGACATTAACTAACAAAACTATTCTTATTGATGAGGATAATCTTGTTATTGTCGATGGTACTGAAGAAGCAATCTTCCAGATCAACTGGGTAGATACTAGTAATGCTAGACGCTCATATTTCCTTCCTGATGCAGGAACAGTAACTACAACTGCTGAACCTACTGCTACATCATCCACACTTCTTGATACAAAAGCAGAACAAACCGCGTTGAATAAGACGTTGGTTGACTTGAAACTTGCTACTGATGCTGAAGCTGCTACAAATTGGGCACAGTTCAATACAGATGCTATTACAGCAAACAGAACAATCACTATGCCTGACACCAACATTACGTTGGTTGGTACAGATGCTACACAGATTTTATCTAACAAAACCATTCTCAGTTTGATTCTTGCTGATTCAACTGATAATACTAAGAAAGTAACTTTTGATATTTCTAATCAGAACACACTTTCTAACCAGGTATTCAAATTCCCTCCGACTAATTTACTAAATACTGGTAATGATCCTAACACTATTGTTAGCGAAGTTGCAACACAGGACCTAAAGAATAAGTCTCTTTACGTTCCTACAATTAAGCAGGACGGTAATACGGGTGGGGTAACATTTAGTCTTGATAACATTACTGGTAACAGAGTTATTAGGTTCCCCAACGCTAATGCAACGCTTCTTTCTACTGATAACGTAACTTTAGATGATGTTAACTTTGGTGGTGGTATCGGTGCAAACAATCTGTCGGGACAAACTCGACTTCAACAATTCTTCTACGCAGGATTCTAATTAACAATGGCAGACCAAGGACTTTTAGGACAAGCAAAACCAGCGGGAACAACTAATACAGTCCTGTATAGTGCTCCTGTAAATCAATCTGCTAGCGCAGTATTAACTATCGCAAATGATGGTACTGGTGCAGCATATGATGTAGCGATCAAAGATTTTGATCAAAAACTTACGTTGGACGCATCAACGTATAAACTCCACGAAGGTGATATCATCAGTGGGTATAGATTTACGGTAGGTACTCCTATCAGTAGTGGTGCTGGTTTCCAACCAGGACAACAATTCACTAGCACAGATGGTGAGAAGAAGTTTCGTTTTGAATCTTTTTATATCCCCACATTCACCTCTGTCTTTGTTAAGGATGTTGCAGTCAGACCAATCACTGTAGAATCTCTTTCTGGTCTTCCTGCTCCTGGTGACACTCTGACTAAGGGAACTGGTGGTAACACTACAACTGCCACAGTTTATTTTTATAAGAACAACATCATTTATGTTGGTCCTTCAACTATTAACGGTTCTGGTTCAGAATTTGCCGCTGGTGATTCGGTAACTTCAGGTAGTGCAACAGCAACAGTTTCTTCTGGTGGTGTTGGATCTGCTGTGAATGAGTTTGTACTTTCAACCACAACATCAGGTGGAACATATAGTCTTGCATTAGATGGTGGTATTACACTTTTCTCTGATAGAGTATATCGTTTTGATACATCGGATTCCTCTATGAGTGGTAGAGACTTTAGTCTTTCTACTACTATTAATGGTGAGTGGGGTCCTGATAATACTGCTGGTAACTCTGACGATGGTGCAGAATTTACCACTGGTAAAACTACCAATGGTACAGCAGGTTCTAGTGGTGCATATATTCAATTTGATTTTGGTGCAAACGAAAACACTCCGACCAATTTATACTTCTATGATGGTGGCACTGGCACCGCTGCTAATGCAAACTATGGTGGAAGTGATCGTTACATTCAAACTACTGAGACTGTTACATACAGTGAAATCTATGTTTATGACATTGAAGGCACTTGGACAAACAGTAGCGATGGTTTCCTGAACGCTGGTATCACCTACACTGTCACTGCACAAACTGCTGGTCCTTTCGGTGTTGTTCGTTCTTATTCTGGAACGACACTTTATGTGATTAAAGGTATTGGATCCGCTGACTTTGCTGGAAGTGATACTTTCCGTGATGTTCCCGCAGATAATGAACAATCTAGAACATTGGCAACAGTCAGTAGTGTCACCGTTGCATCTACTGCACTTGAAGATCAGAATTATCTTACCAAAGATAAGGCAAATGCCAACAATAATGTTGACAGAATTACATCTCTCGTCATTGGACCTGGCGAAAGATTGGTTGTTGAGAGTGCAACTCAAAACAACGTTTTTAGTCTAGTTGGATTCCAAGATGCTTCCACGGCATTGACAACTAGAGTTTTCGGTTCCTAATAAATAATCAAAAAAGCAGCGTAGGCAATGTCCCTTACTAGACTTAAGAATATTATTACGTCCAGAACTGGACGTATTATTTACGTTAACCCTGACGACTTTGATGCATCTGATGCTATTGACAACAGGGGCAACTCTGCACTGAGACCGTTTAAGTCTCTTCAAAGAGCATTCCTTGAGGTTGCTAGATTTTCGTATCGAGTAGGTCTGTCGAACGACGAATTCGACGCCTTCTCGATTATGCTGTATCCAGCAGAATATATCGTTGATAATAGACCTGGTGACGTTCTTTATACCAACGTTGCTCCTTTAGATGCAAACTCTAACCTTGATCTGACTTCTCCTAATAATGTTTTGTACAAGTACAATTCAATTGAAGGAGGAATCATTGTTCCCAGAGGTTGTTCGCTGGTTGGCACCGATCTTCGTCGTACCAAGATTATTCCTAAGTACGTTCCTTATCCTACGACATATGCTGCTAAGGGAATCAATACAGAGGATCAAGTACCTCCCCGCACCGCAATCTTCAAGGTCACAGGTGGTACATATTTCTGGCAGTTCTCCTTCTTCGATGGTGCTGAGGAAGGCGTATATTACAAACCTGACAGTACAGAAACATTAGCACCTAAGTTTTCACACCATAGACTCACTTGCTTTGAGTTTGCTGATGGTGTTAATACACTTTCAAATCTGATCTCTCAGGGCACAGTTCCTAATGCAGATTATTCTGCTGTGCCTAACATCCTGGAAAGGACAGACTTAGAGATTTACTATCAAAAAGTATCTAAAGCATTTGCTACAATTCCTGATACATCTGGCGATCCTGCAACTGATCAGATTCAGGCAAGGGTAGAAGAAAATCGTATCGTTGGTCCTATTTCTGATGAATACAGAGTCCTTCAGATCACAAGAAATGGTCAGACAGCAACGGCAGTTACTGTTGATGAGTTTGATAACCCCAGGGATCACGGATTTTCCGTTGGTGTTAACATCAACGTTAGTGGTGTTACTGGATCAACTGGACCGCAATCCGAACTTGATGCAGGAATTTACAACGGGTCTTTTACAGTCACATCCGCATCTGGTAACGTCTTTACTTACCAAATGCAAGGAGAACCAACAGGAAATGCTGTAGGTTCTAACATCACTGTTAAGACTGAGATTGATACTGTTGACTCTGCATCACCATATGCGTTCAACCTGTCACTGAGAAGTGTCTGGGGTATGAATGGTATGCACGCAAACGGTGCTAAGGCAACTGGTTTCAAATCGATGGTTGTTGCACAGTTCACTGGTCTATCTCTACAGAAAGATGATAGAGCATTCGTAAGATATAATGCTTCTACTGGTAACTATGACGTAGCAACTGCTGGTGATGGTGCTCACTTAGATGGTTTCGCTGAGTATCGTAAGGGATGGGGACATGAGCACATTAAGTGTTCTAATGACTCCTTCATTCAGGCAGTTTCGGTGTTCGCTGTTGGATATCAAGGTCACTTCACTGCACTGAGCGGCGGTGACATGTCCATCACGAACTCTAACTCTAACTTCGGTAATACTGCTCTCAGATCTGCTGGATTCAAAGCAAAAGCATTCTCGAAAGATAAAGCAGGTGCAATCACTCACGTTATTCCACCTAAAGCACTTAACACAATTTCAACAACAGCGACTGGTACAAACGCCGCGTCTTCTATCACTGTTGCTAACGATGGTTCTATCAATGGTATCATCGAAGGTATGACAGTAAGTGGTACTGGTATTGGTACTGGAGCACTCGTAGGAACAGTTAATACAAACACTAGAGTTGTTACTCTTACAGCAGCAAATACTGCTACAGTTAATGGTAACGTCATCTTCGGTGAAGAGACTTCAGTTAACTGGGTCAATATTGATATTCAAAGAACAAAAGTAATTAACTCAGCACTTGCTGGACAAGGAGGAACACCTGGAACACGATTATATCTTTACGGATACACGGTTGAAGCGTCTCCTCCTACAACTAGAGTCCAAGGTTACACCGTTGGTGCACGTCAAGATGGCACGGGTAATACTGCTATCCCAGACAAAATCAACTGCCTCTTAGTTGCAAATGGTGCTACAGAAGCAACAGTTCAGACTGCTAAAATTTCTCCATACGGTCCTTCTGTATCGGGTAAAGCAGCAGGAACAACTGGATCTCCCATTCAATATGACAGCACCACATATACAATCGGTGGTGTTGCTGGTTCTGTTGGTGGTTGGTATCTCTCTGTCGATTCTGTAGATAATGCAATCTACACTACCTTATCTACAAATACACAATATAATACTGTTAACTTTACTCCTACTACATTCATTAAGAGGATTCCTGACCCTCGCGATTTACAAGACAGAACCTATCGTGTTCGTTATGTAATTGACAAGGATAAGACTAATCCCCTGCCTAGAGATCCTATCAGTGGTTTCGTGATGCAACCTCTGAATAGTGATACTACATCATATAATTTACAACGTGCCTTCTATATCTACGATATCGAAGTTGTCCAGAAGTTTGAAAGAGGTGTTGCAGATGGAATCTATTACCTTACCCTGCTTTGTGCATCTATTGCACCTAGCACTAGTAACTTCAACGACAGGAAGTTCTCTCAAAATGTCAACGAAGTCTATCCTACGTTTGACAGAGACAACCCTGTTGCTGACCCTCTTGCTGCGGTATCCGTCGCTGACAACGAAACTATCGGTCTCGTAAATGCAACTGATGGTGCATCACCAACTCCAGCAAAAGATCCTAAGAGATCTATCACCAAAGAAGCAGTACAATTCCTTTTAACTGATACTGGTTGGACACAACCAGGTACAACTCCAAACTATGACTCAGTTAATGCTAGACTTTCTAACGTTGAACTTACTGCTCGTTCTGGAGATGAAGAAACGAGGAAGATAAATGTCAGACAAAATACTGATGGTACAGTTGCACCTATCAATGTTGAGTTTAGACGCCACTCAATTCTGAGATCTGGTAATCACACGTTTGAATATCTTGGTTTCGGTCCTGGTAACTACTCAACTGCATTCCCTCAAACTCAGGTAGAGACACTAACACCTGAGCAAGTTAGATTCTCACAGTCTATCAAAGAAGAGGGTGGAGTTTCATTCTATTCTGGTTTGAACTCTAATGGTGACCTGTTCATTGGTAACCAGGTTATTAACCCTGTTACTGGTCAAATTACAAACGAAGATATTGCACAACTTAATGTTGTTGGTGAAGAAAACACTACTATTGAAACATTCTCTGAGTTGGTTCTTACTGACAAACTGACTGTTATTGGTGGTGCATCCAACCAGTTGGAATCGATTTTCGCTGGTCCCGTTACTTTCCAAGGTCTGACTACATTTACAAATAATATTCAAGCAAGAAAGATCTCATATTACAATCAGGATGGTACGGTAATTAAACAAACCTTACTGGCACCTGAAGATGCAAATGGACAACCCAGCTTTGCTAATATCACAGGATACGATACCCCTGCTGATGGTGATCTTGTTTATAACATCAACTGGACACCTGGCAAGTCGCTTGGTTGGATATACTACGGTGGAGCGTGGAAAGAGTTTGGTCTCACGGATACTGGTGACATTAATATTAGTTCTTACAACAACAGCACAATTATCGGTATTGGCACTGCTCCTAATAATTCTTACAGGGTTAACGTAGATGGTAACGTAAGAGTTGATGGCGACTTGGTTGTTACTGGTAGAGGTGGTGTTGGTGCTGATAAGTATATCACTAAGACCTACACTGGTGATGGATCTACATTAACATTTGCAGTCTCAACATATGCTGGTGGTATTCAACATACTGATGATTCTCTATTAGTATTCTTGAATGGTGTAGCACAGGTTGCTGGTACTAATTATACCGTTGATTCTAATGGTGCTAACGTTGTGTTCGCATCTGGTGATGCACCTTTATCAACTGATACGGTTCATATTCTCGAACTGCCTATCTAAATAATACGGAGGATACTGTAGAAACATGGCAATCGCAAGAATTAGTGGAAATCAGATTTCCACAGCAACTGAAGCAATCTTAACTACTCTAAGTTTCCTGAATACAGGCAGTGTATTCAGGTTACCTACTGGAACTCAAGCACAGAGACCAACAGGTGTTTCACCTGGTACAATTCGTTTTAATACTGATACTGACGCTGCTGAAATCTACAAGGCAGACGATGGTTCGGGTAGTGCAGGTTGGTCAGCAGTTTCTGGTGGTGGTCCTGCATTAGGTACAGATAGTATTATTAGAACAAATCCAAACACCATTTCAGAAAATATCACTGTTGGACCTACCGCTGGTGCTGAATTTGCAAATGGCATGAGTTCTGGTCCTATCACTATTGCTAACGGTTACACTGTCACCGTTGAATCAGGTGGTTCTTGGAGTGTTGTCTAATGATTAATGTTGGTTCTATACAAGGAAATGCTCCCAACTTCACAGTAGAATTAGATTCTGGCAGTAGATTACGAATGGCAAGTGATCTACGAGTTAACAATCAACAGTATATTCCTCTACCTTTTGGAACTGAAGCACAGAGACCTTCATATGCTTATCCTGGTAGCATCAGATATAATGAAACCAGTGATAAACTAGAGATCTACACAGGAACTACTTGGAAGAATCTCTAAATACAACGTATAGGCATCTGATAAAATGAGTAGAGTTACTACTTCAAAATTAAAAGGTATTACAGCAACTCTAGACCAGGTTACTATTCCTGCTGGTCATACTTTTAGAGTCAATGGTGTATTAGATCTTGCTGCAAATACTGGTGCTTTACAATTACCCACTGGTAATACATCACAAAGACCTGGTAGTCCGACGACGGGATATTTTAGATTTAACACAGATACAAATAAGATTGAACTTTATCGTAATGGTGCTTGGGGATCATATGAAGAAACAGGAGGTAGTGCTAATAGAACTACACCAACTCCTGATCAAATTTTAGTTTATGTTATGGATGAAAACGGTGATGCAAGATCACCTAACTTCTTAGATTTAGGAACGGTAAAAGAGTCAGATAATAGTGTAACTGCTACAACTTGGACAAATGTTTCAGCAGACACCCGCTGGAATACTGTTGTATTCACAAGTAATCTCAAACCACATGTTCAGTGGAGATTTAACAGAAACGCAGATAATATGGATACTGTTTTATCGTCTTTATTAAACAACTATAGTGATTGGGCAGCAGGAAACAATAATCAATATAGTGTTAGTCCCATTGCTGGATCATCTGGTAAAGTTGGAGAATCACTAAACTTCCAACACAACAATGGTGGTGGTGAAACTCATGATATTGTTACTTTAGGCAACCCTGGTACTGTCTGGGGCAGTGGCATGTATTGGGGTAACATTGACTCCACTGGTAACTATGGTGGTATTTTGAATAAAGTTATACCACATTCAGGTAGTGGCGGTGGTAATACAGAAGAAAGAATTTACATCTATCTGGACACTAGACCTGTTGAGATTCAAGCAGGTGATTATACAAACTATCTGACGCCTACTGGTCCTTTAGGAAACGCTACTAACTTTAACTGGACTAACAATACAAGTTCTGGTCAGGGTAGTAGTAATCCTGCCAATGTTGCTGATGCTGTAGATAGAACTACGACAAGTAATTGGCCCTCATATGGCATCCAGCAGCAAGGTGGTACTAACTGGATTCGCGTAGATTTGGGCGCTGGCAATGAAACTTCGTTCGATTATACCTGGGCTATTGGTTATCCTGGTGACAATCACTGGTCTGATTTTAACTTGGTGCAAGGATCAAATGATGATAGTAGATGGACTGATGTGTCGGAGTGGCGATATCACAATGGATCAGGTAGTAATGATGGTTATTTGATTTACAATCAAGGTAATCATGTTTATTCTAATACTGTTAATGATCCAAATAAGTGGCATCCTGTTAACACTCAAGGTATTAAATATAGATATTGGAGATTGTGGGGCAATAACTTTGGTGCATCCAATGGTTATATGCTGGTCATGAATTGGGGTCTAATGAAGAAGAACTAATGAGCACACTAAACACTAACAACCTATATGGTCCTGACTGGAATGATTGGACAATTAACATGGAGGGTTCTTCCCACTTAAATGTTAATGGTTCTTTTGCGATGACTGCTGGAGCGCAACTTACTTTACCTAGAGGAACTACTGCTCAACGTCCTGCATCACCTACAGCAGGCATGATTCGTTATAATACCAGTACAAGTATTGGTGAGTATTATGATGGAACTCAATGGGTAGATATGCCAAAGGGTGCAACTTTTGATGGTACATCAGCAGCAACCTATGGAGATTCTGCAAAACAATTGTATGATGATGGTCTAGTAACGAGTGGAAAGGGTTATCGATGGATTAACACCAGTGCTGGAGTAAAACAAGTATTTTGTGATTTTGATACTCTAGATCAAGATGGTAACAGTGGATGGATGTTAGTGGCATCATTTGGAGAGGGTTATAGATGGGGTGGTGACGGACAAAATATTGTCACAACCGATCAGGTTATTGATCCTGGTGGATCACAGCATTATAATCCTTCATCTAATTTCTATGACATGCCAATTACTGAATTTAGAGTAACTGCAAATACCAGTATTGAAACTACGTTAGGTGCTAGTGCATCAGCAGACTGGTATTACAGATGGAATAATCCAATTACTTGGAAAGAAGTTTGGTCACCTAATGCAGGTAATGTTAGATATTATCTGTCTAATGGTAGTAATCCTAGTGTCCAAAGATGTTCTATGAGAAAGTTTGACAGCAGTTACAATATCAAGTTTGCATATAATAATCCAAATCACAAGTACAACAACTTAAGTGATTTTGGATATCAAGGATCTAGAAATGATACTGCTGATTATAGTTACGGTACTATTGGTAATAACCAGGCACCTCAATCAGGATTCTTTGATGTTTGGAATGCAATCAGTAATCCTGGTCAGCAGTTTGAATGGTTTCGTGTTGGTAGAAGTGCAAACTATGCTCAAAGATCTGGTTCTGACGTTGATGGATCATTATCAATTCCAACTCAAGGTGCAAATACTGATGTCTCTGGACAAGATGTTGACAGTAACATTGCTGCAAAGATTGGTAATGATGATAACGTTGATTGGGGTGGTGCCACATCCACTGCTACAAGTAATGCAGGAAATAATGGTGCAATTACAACCACACCATTGTGGTGGTGGATTAAGTGATAAATACTAAAGATATACTGACAGACTGAAATGCCAAGGTTAAATGTAACTACTGTATCTTCTTCAGGAACTCTACAAGCAGTTGACAGCATTGATTCTGCTGAGGGTTTTAGACTACCCTCTTATTCTACTGCACAAAGACCTACCAGTCGTCCAGATGGCACGATGATTTGGAACACAACTGACTCTAAAATTCAGGTGTGGTCTAATAGTTCTTGGGTAGATCTTTCTGGTGGTGAAGCAAATCCTACTTGGGCAACTACGGCACAGAGACCTACATCTGGTTTGGCACCAGGTTATTTTGGATATAATCAAGAAACTCAACAGTTTGAAGTATATAATCTCGATGCAAATAATCAAGCACAATGGTTAACATTGGGAGATGTATATGCTCCTGCTAACTGGGTCATTATCATGATGACTGCTGGGGCGAAGTCAAGATCTACTAATTTAGGTAATCCTGGAAGTAGTGGTTGGAGAAGTATTACTGCTAGTAGTACAGGTGCTAATAATAGAACTGCATTTGGTGATGGTGAAGGATTATATGATGGTTACTTTACTGCCACTGGAGTTACCAAAGTTGCTCTCGTCAGTGGTACTGGTGACTTACAAGATCCAACGTCACATTCTAAGTACCTTGTTTATGATTTAGTTGAAACGCAGAGTGCTTCAGTACATCAAACATTACTTAATATTGACAACTTATGCCAATCTCAACAGTTGGCAGCACAAAACGCTAGTGGATATACAAATCCTTCTGTTAATCAGATCACTGGTAATAGTAATGGTTATAGTGGAACTTTATCTGCTTCAGGTGGTGGTTGGCAAGCAAATAATGGTAATACACCTGATAGATTTGTATATTGGGGTATCAATACTGATTCTGACGATGACACACAGGCATTGTGTGCTTTCGATGGAAACTTAGCAAACGGTAAGATGGATAGTTGGAGAGGACAAAACCCATCACAAACATTCTGGAGTTATTGGGGTGATGACTTCCACTCAAACTCAAGCAGTCAAAGAATTGGTAACACCTCTCAGACTGGTCCTGGTATTGCCACCAGTGCTCCCCAGCAGGGCGACACTGTTTATATGCTTGGTTACATTCCATAAATAAGGTATAAGGTATTTTTTGAACTATGTCACAATTAACTGTTGGTTCTATAACTGCTGGTAGAGTTGTTGCATCTGGTTATGTATCAACCACGGGACAACTTCAACTGCCTTCATATGATACTGCAACTAGACCAACTTCTGCTGATGATGGTGTTTTAGTATGGAATAACACTGCTGGAGCTCTTAATCTCAGAGCAGCAGGTGGGTGGTCATCTCTTGGTGGTGCTTCAACTCCGACATGGGATAATTCTACTCGCCCTGCATCACAACCAGTTGGTGCATATGGATTTAATACAGAGTCTGATAAATTTGAAGTTTATCTTTCTAATGGTTGGAATGTTGTAGGTGGTGGTGGAGCAGGAGGTGGTGCTAAAGGATTAACAGCATCAAATCCTGCTGCTGATGCTCAAGAAGTTCTGGAAACTGCGGAATCAACACCCGCCGATGGTTTATATTATATTGATACTCCTAACGGTGGTGTTCAACAAATTTACTGTATCTTTGATAAGGGTGCAGGTTGGATGGTTGTAGGTAAATTTAACAGTGATGCTTCTGATACTGTAACAAATACTATCACCACTACTCGTGGTGTAACTGTTCAAAACAATACAGGTACAGAATTCAGTGCTGACTTTGGTGATTATTATCCATCCTTTGTTCGTCACATCGGTGTTAACAGTATCAGTGATTGGTCAAACAATAGAAACCTTGACTTCTGGCATGGAGTTCCTAATGGTAGGCAATGGAAAAGATTCTGGACTAATGGTAGAAGTTCTGGAATGGATAGAATCCGAAGAGAAGGATTTTCAACTCAAGGATCATGGGATGGTAGAGGCAGATGGGCAAATCCTAATTATGGATTTATGCAAATGTCTGATACTAACGTTAGTATTGCTGAAGGTGCATTTACCAGTGCAGGTTCATTTAACTTGAATAATGCTTCTGATGCTAAGTTCAGTACAGACTCACATAGATCTACATCTGGACAGGATGAAGATGTGCAAACTCAATATGGTCATGATGATGGTAGAAGATGTTTCATGGATAGATTCGCTGACGGTTCTAGAGACGGTAATAATACTAACCGTAGAGATTACAGCACTGCTGTATATGTCTTACTTCACTAAATATCACTATAAAGTTATTTGAAAAATGGGTCAGTTTAACGTAGATCATTTACAGGCAACTAATATCACCAGCACTGGTGTATTGCAGGCGCTTGGTGGATTTAAGTTTCCTTCAGTTACTGCTGCAACTAGACCTAGTAGTCCTGTTGCTGGTCAAACTGTATATAACACAACAGAGGGTGCATTAGAAGTTTATGATGGATCTGCATGGAATATTGTTAAAGGTGGTGGGCAATATCCCACATGGAATGGTACTGGTAACAGACCTACATCTGGATTAGTTAATGGTTTGGTTGGTGTTAATACTGCTGATAGTAAGTTAGAAATTTATGATGTAGCAACAACTTCTTGGGTTCAAATTACCTTAGGTCAGTCTGATCCATTGGTGGCATCTGGTGGTAACAATGAATATGAACCTGGTGATGGTTGGAAATACCATGTGTTTACTTCTGATGGAACATTTACAGTTTCTTCTGGAACAGATGACATTCAATATGTTGTAGTTGCTGGCGGCGGTGGAGGCGGCGGCGGTGACGTTGGTGCTGGTGGTGGTGCTGGTGGTTATCGCTCTAATGTTCCTGGGTTCCCTTCAGGTGGTGGCGCTACTGCTGAAGCAGCGATGAGCATCGGTCCTGGGTCTTATCCTGTTGTAGTTGGTCCTGGTGGTCCTGGGTCTGGTAGTTCTGGATCAGATGCTAGTGACGGCAGTCCATCATCTTTTAATGGTATTTCATCCACTGGCGGTGGTGGTGGAGCATCTTGGGGTTCTGCAACTGGAAGAACTGGAGGTTCTGGTGGAGGTTCTGTGAGCACTCGTGCTGGCGCTGCTGGAACTACTGGGCAGGGTTTTGCTGGTGCTAGTGGTCGTGGTGGTCCTCACTATCCTCAAGGTGGTGGCGGTGGCGCTGGTGCCCCTGGTGAAAACGCTAGAAATAATGATTTTGCTGGAAATGGTGGTTTCGGTGTTGTTAATCCCTTCGGTGAAGTTACAACTATTGGAGAAAGAGTTAACAGAAGTTATTGGTTAGCAGGTGGCGGTGGTGGTGGAGTTGAATCCAACGCTGAAGTGGGTCGTGGTGGTCTTGGTGGCGGCGGCATTGGTGGTCGTCAGAGTCCTAACACTGATCCTAGTCCTGGTACTGCCAACACTGGTGGCGGTGGTGGTGGAGAAGATAGCGGCACTGGTGGATCTGGTGGATCTGGTGTCGTGATGCTTCGATATCGCACTTAATGATCAATTCTAAAACTGTCACACCCCCTTGCATAGGGGGTTTTTTTATGGTATATTACTTGGGTAATCAACGGTAAGACCGATGCCTCAATTCACTCTCATCTGTTCTGATGAGGACAAAACTGTGACAACCAAAGAATTTCAAGCGGACATTTTGGAAGAAGTTGTCGAGAAAACTCAAGACTTCTTGAAAGGCGTAGGTTATTGCTTTGAAGAACTTCACACTCAAGTATATCCTCTCCCCCAAAACGGAGATGATGACTTTGATTACGCATCCCTCTATCGGGATGTTGAATCCTGATACATATTTCTGTAGTTTATCTTAAAATCAGCATCTTTAGACATGGGCAAGACTTTTCGACGTGGTGGTGCCGAACGTGGTTACTACTCGCCTGGTAAATCTATCCGTGATAAACGACAACGTGGCGGAACGAATCGAGCAAACTGGGGAGAAGATTCCAATGACAACTATCAATCCAAAGGAAACAACAGCAACAGAAAAGCGAAACGAAACGTTGAATATGAAGATGATGGATGGCAATGATTATGACGAAATCGAAAAATTCTATGAAGACATAGAGTTTGACGATGGAAGTGCGGTAGACTACGACTTGGATTACACCACTCAAGCATAAAATCAAATGGACTTTGATTCCGAATCTCAAGACGTAAAGTTTAATAGAGGACTAGATCTTTTTATGGAATCTGTTCTCAAACCTGATGCTAAACTGCGTCAGTGTGCACACAATCAAAAGTGCTATCACGAACTCATGTATATCCGTGAGTATGTGTTAGGATATCTGCGTACCCTACGGAGGGATGCATAGTGCAATTCCTCCACACCGCAATTCTTGACAAAGACGAAAAAATGATCCTTAAGGACGCATTGTTCTTGTATGTTTCTGATCTTCAGAAACGTTATTATCAAGACAAACTCATTGAACAACCTGTCTATCTTGACAAAATGAAAGAGGTAGAAGCGATTGTTGAAAAACTACATTTATCGGACCTATATCGATGAAGAAAGATATCAAATTGCTAAAGATGGCAATTAAAAAAGGTAATGAAACTCCCTTCCTTTATACTGAGGAAGAGATGCACACACTGAAGAAAAAATTGCGTCAGTTGAAAGACTGGCACCGTTCCACTATTATTGCTCAAAAAGGAGGATTTGGTTACGATGTATGATGAGAACTTCGACATCTCTTGGGACGAAAATGACATCTGTCAAGCACCTGAAGATGACTGGGTTGCTGCTGTTCTCGGCAGTGAAAATGAAGTAATTGATGAACTTACCTATGCAGAATGATCGTTGGCGTGTTAGTTGGCGTCGAGAGAAAAAAGTAAATGGTTTCACCTCTAATCAAGAGGTAATTGTTTACGGTATTGACAATGTAGAACATGTAATTAAAACCGTGGTGCCTACCGATGAGTGGAGTGTGACACCTGCATAAACTGGCACAGCACCCTTGACAGGGTGCTTTTTTCATGC